GTCACGATCTGGCGGCCGAGTAATGCACATCTTCCGCACCATCATCGGCATGGTCATCTTCGCAATCGTTGCTTACGCAATCGTGCTTCTTCCACTTTTTCTTGGAGACTAAAAATGTCCGTGTTTGTTTACAAAACCGACTTGGATGCAGGCTACGTATCGGAACGCGAATGCGAGTATCCCGTGCGCATCTGTCTTGGTGGCGACCTGTTTGACGCCGCGCAGCGGGTTACGCCGGATGCGGCCGAAAAATTCGCGCGGCAAATTTTGGCCGTCGCCGCCGCTGCTCGCGCCGACGCTAAGCGCAAGGCGCATGAAGCCGCGATCCGCGCCGAGATTGAGGCCCGTTTGGCTGCCAATGACGGCCCGGTAACGCAGGAGGCTGTGTAATGCCGGAAACTCTCGAAACCACCGTGCCAAGCCACGCAGATTTTTCGATGATGGCGGCACGCATTGCTCAGAAAGCATCGGCGTGGGCTGCCGATTCTTTGATGCTTAGGGAAAGCTGGAACAAGCCGATGCGTGCGAAACCGTTAAAGCGGTTCACGGAAGAAATGCGGGACTTGATCGAGGCGTGCAATGGTCGCTAACCAAACCGCCCGCCAATGTCCGACATGCGATGCGTGGTCATGCTCGTGCGCGAAAGAGACCGCGCCAGCCAGACTGATTGGCTTCTGCCCGGACGGATTGCGAAAAGACGCGCGGTTCTGGCGCGAGCAAGCCGCCCAATACCGCTTTCAAGCCGAGGCATGCCGCAAGCAGGCAGAGGAAATGATGCACGTTGCGGCGACCAATGACGCTCAGGCTGTTCGATTGGAGGCGCTTGCAGATGCCCATCCCTGAAGCCGCCGAGCGCCTTGGCTGGACCGGCGAAGAATACGCGATGATTTACAGCGCACGCGATCAAATCCGGCAGGAACGGGGATGCGATTGTAGCCGAACTTCAATGGGTTTTACTTCGCTTTCTGACCCATGCTCCTGCCTAGAAAGCGCGGCGCGGCGAGTTGCTGCCGATCTGATGGAGACTGATGCACATGACCGCTGATTCCAAAACCAGCCGCGAGTGCGTCACACACCACTACGCATGTGACTGCCGAGAGGCGCAGATGCACGCGCTAGCCGAAGCTACTTGGCAAGTTCTGGACGATATGTCGAACGGCAAGCAATCTTGCTGCCTTGCCGCTAAGGCAATGCTTCGGCGCGCTTACGAACCGTTCCTAGATGACCCGGAATCTATGGACGGGATTATGACGCTGGATGAGGCTGTGGAGATTTGTAGAGAGTTAGACATATGACCGATGTTCCCAAAACCAGCCGAGAGATGTTCCCGCGCTCCCGCGCCATGATCGCGGACGCAATCGAAGAAGCGATCTTTGACGCTTTCGACATGGAGCCGCCGGCCAGCAATACGCGGCCGATCCGCAATGCCAGCAAGAAGGAAGCGGCCGGTGAGCGATAACAAAACCACCGAAAAGCGTTACGGCGTAAACCCGGACGAGGTGACGATCATAGTCAACGATCAATCGCGCTCGTTGACATGGTTGTTGGCAAACCTGCCCGCCGCCACGGAGGTCGCGGTCAAGAACTGCGCCAGCCTGACCACGATGCCCGACCTGCCCGCCGCCACGGAGGTCGCGGTCAAGAACTGCGCCAGCCAGACCACCGTCTATGGTGGCGAGCACCGCGGCTATCAAGCCTATGCAGTCTTCATTCGTGGCGCATGGCGCGTGGTGGCAGGGTGCCGCAATCTGACGTTCGCTGAGGCGCGTCAGCATTGGCGCAACGACAAAGGCGCGCTCGATATTGTCGCGAAACTTGAGGTTATGGTCGGGCGTCTCGCTGACCTTGAAACTGCAAACAAAGGTGGTGCGTAATGTTGTCCCTATCCAAGCGCCTAAAATTCTTCGCCGACCGCGCGCATTTATCGCTGGCTGTCATTGACGCCGCTCTGTCTGACGATCCGACCGACGCAGAATGCACTGCCGCGCTCGAAGTCTGGTTTAGCGATTTTTCCGACGTTATCCGCCGTCAGATGAGCAGTCATTGCACGCTGGTTAATCGGATGAGTCGCGCTCTGATCGCGGCTCGTAATGTGGAGCACGTTGGATGATCGAAACTAGGGACAACACTGCCGAGATCAGTGCTCCGCTGGCGGCCTCCCAAGATGTTGTGGTCGCACAATCCACGGCGCTAAGTCCCGCCGAAAGCATGCTCAACTTCGTGGCCGAGGCGCTGCACAACAAGGACATTGACCACAACAAACTTGATGCCCTTTTGCGGATGCAGCGCGAGATTGTGGCTGACGATGCGAGGGGACAGTTCAACCGCGCTCTTCATGCCGCTCAGTCGGAAATGCCGCGCGTCAAAAAAAACAGCACCATCGAACTTGGTCAGGGAAAAGGCAGCATTCCCTTCGCAAATTGGGAAGACGTCGATGCGGTTGTGCGTCCGATTGCGCAGAAGCACGGATTTTCCTACACGTTCTCTTCGGAGGAGCGCACTAGAGACGGCGGTGGCGTGAACATGCACGGTACATTCCGCCACGTCGCCGGCCACTCTGAGACGGTGTCAATGGTGTTGCCTTTGGACAGCGGGCCGGGCCGAAACAACATCCAGTCCGCTGGCAGCACCAACAGCTATGGCAAGCGATACCTTACTGAGAACTTTTTCAACGTGGTGCGCGAAGGCGCCGATGATGACGGGCGCGAAGGCGGAAAGAAGTATATCGACGCGGAGACCGTCGAGAAGATCGCCGCCGAACTAAAAAAGCGCAAAATCCCCGAGCATGAATTTGTCGTGGCGATGGAAGTTCGCTCCATCGAAGACATCCAGCAAAAGGACTTGCCGAAAGCGCGCAACGCCATGACATCCTACAAGCCTCGTCCGCCGGAGAGCGTCACATGATCGAACACGAAGTGGTCCAGGGCTCGCCCGAGTGGCTGGCACTGCGCATGGGCATACCGACAGCTTCAGAGTTTGATCAAATCATCACACCTGCCAAAGGTGAGCTGTCCAAGTCTGCGCGTCCATACATGATGAAGCTGCTGGCCGAATGGTGCCTCGGCGAATCCATGGACGATATCAGCAACCTTGAATGGGTAGAGCGCGGCAAGGAACTGGAACCCGAGGCCGTGCGGTTCTACGAATTCACGCAGGGCGTCAAGACCCGCGCGGTCGGCTTTATTACTACCGACGACGGACGATGCGGCGCGTCACCAGACAGGCTCATCAATGGCGTTGCTGCGGGCGTCGAGATCAAATGCCCGAAGGCAAACACGCACGCCGGCTATTACTTCGACGGCTTCGGCGAAAAATATAAGGTTCAGGTCCAAGGCCAGATGTATGTCGGACAACTGGAATACGTCGAACGCTACAGCTACTTTCCGAAGTTTACGCCCAAGATTGAGCGCACCTACCGCGACGGACCGTTCATTCGCAAGATGGGCGACGCGCTTACTCAATTCTGTGATGAGCTTGACGCGCTAAAAGTCAAAGCGCGCGAACTTGGGTGGTATCAGGACCGGGATGCGATTAAAACGGCGGTTGATGTGACGTATGGCGCGAACGGATCGCCCTACGTTGCGCCGGAACGCGATTGGGGACCAGGCGGATACATGCAAGCTTAACATCTTCCCCGCCCTAAAGGACGGGGATTTCCACTAAAGGAAGTTTTCGCTTCACCGCCTGCTTAACAGCAGGCTCCACGAACGGAGTGTTCCCCCGTTGAAGTATGTTCAGAGCGGCGTTGTGATCGGCATTAGAGCGGAAACCGCAGGCGGTACAGACGAATCTCGATTGGCTTTCTCGACTTCTACTGTCCAGTTTTCCGCAGGCCGAACATATCTGCGACGTGTGGCGCGGATCGATTTTCACGACCCGGAAGGCTTTGTAGAACAGCATCGTCTCAACCTGATGCCATCCGACATTGAGGATCGCGCGGTTGAGCCCACGTTTTTGAGCAACGTTCTTGCCGGGCTCAGCAATAGTGCCGCTCGCGGATTTAGTCATGCCCTTGGTGCGCAGACGCTCGATCACGACTGTTCCGAACTTGCGGGCAATATCCGTAGTGGTTTCGTGCGCCCAATGCTTGCGGATGCGTGCTCGTTTGGCGCTGAGTGCGGCAACGCGGCGTTGTGCTTTGCGGAAGCGGTTGGACCCGCGCTTGCGACGACTGACGATGCGCTGAGCCTTGCGGATACGCCGATCAAGCAATGCGACCGTCTCGGGGAGTCGGTAAGCCGTTCCATCAGACAGCATCAGCGGAACGGCAACACCCCGATCTATGCCGACAGCGCCGCCAGCGTCCTGAATGTTCCGGTCGATTTTGCAGCCAATGGAAATCTGCCATCCCAGGGCAGTTCTAGTGACGGTAGCCTCCGTCATCTTGCCTTCGATATCGCGAGTCATGCGGAACTTGACCAAGCCGATCTTCGGCATGCGAACGCGGCCCCAGCGATGGTTCATGCGCTCAACCAAGATTTCGCGACCATTAAAAGTGAAGGAGTCGTTGACGCCCTTTTTCTTCGGTTGTGGAAAACCGCCAAGACCTTTGAAAGCGCGGCGGTAGGCGTCGTCCAAGGCTTTCAGGGTGTATTGCTGCGCGGTCTGGCTGCCCTCGCGGATGAAGTCTACATCGGCCCGCAGCTTCGTCAGTTCGCGACTTTGGGTGACGTAGTTCAGGTTATTGCCAGTCCGAGCTTGATAATTGCGCCAGTGATCTCTGCGCTGCTCAAGAGCAAGGTTCCACACCAACCTGCAAACCCCCGCGACCTGAGCAAACTTTTCAGCCTGCTCTGGCGTCGGGCGAAGCGCGAAGGTGAAACCTCTAAAAATCATATTAAGTTAAATATCACGTTCAACCCCAAAAAGCAAGAAAGGCGCGCTTTCCTCCCCGGCCTAAACGCCAGGGTTTCCAGCGCGAGTGTCAGATGACCCAAAAACTCCACGATCCCGCCTGCTACGACCTCGCCACTCATTTCCTAGGCGCGGCGTGCAGCGAGCACCTCCGGTCGGACTTAGCCCAGCACATCCAGGATGCGGCGGAGGATTTTATCCTGATGAAGGGCGCTTTGATTTTGGCTCAAGGAGGGGAATTGTGAGCGAGCAAGTATTGCATCAGATGTTTTACTTGTCCGTCTCGCCAATCCGGCCAACCGGTTGGTGGTTCAGAGTGCCGGCCGTAATGGACGAGGCGTCCGTGTTTGATGGGGTGCGCAATGACTGACCAAGTGTTCATGGACCACCAAGGCCGGGAACGCCAGCCGCCGAGTGGTGCAATGTCGCCAAGCATGCATCTGCGCATTAAGGCGGGAGTGTTGCAGCAGAAGCACTACTCGTGTGTCGGAACAATCCGACAAGTTGCATACTGGATCAACGTGCCAGCCGTGGCGGACGATGCGCCGGACGTGTTGGGATGAGCGACAGTACCGCCCCATCTCCGATGTTTGGCTGCTGACCCGCGCCCGTCTGCAAGGTGGTGGAGGCGCAGGCTGTGATTGGATCAAGCGTGCGCCACGCGGCTTTTCCGGAGGTAGTGAGGGCGACATGAAATACGAATGGATAGAGCCCGAGAACAAGAGCCTCGTCGCCGATTATTGGCTCACACGTCGAAGCGCCGACGCCGCGCCAGGCTATGACCTCGGCCTGCCGGACATCAGAATCGTATGCCGCTGGAACGGCTGCGACGCTTGGATTACGGGCGAGCGGCAGGGTTTGCAGCGCATGGAGCCGATCCTGGCCTGCAAACACGGTAACAATGGCTGGCGAATTGAGGGGCGTGCGTGATGAAAGGCCAACCGCCAACTCTGACCGACGAATCCATCCTGGCGATAATCGCCATGGCAAAAGCCCAGCAGGAAGTTCTGCGCCACGTCCCGGAAACCAAGAAACAGAACGCCGCCGACCGAGCGGAGGCAATCGCCATGGGCATCCTGCATGGATGCTGCGGGCCAAATGGGGACTTTTCGGCATGACATTACATGCGCCGCTTAAAACCATCCCTGCGATTTCGCTATGGCAGCCCTATGCGACGCTGATTGACGTGGGCGCCAAGCGGTTTGAGACTCGTCACTGGCCTGCGCCAGACAGGTTTATCGGGAAGTGGGTCGCCATCCACGCGGCGGCACGGAAAATCACGCGGGCTGAA